CTCCCGGCAGGATTTACAGAAGCAGGAATGTACATATCTGCTATTGCCTGTGCAGTAATCGGGTTTATATGTGCACGGCAGTCCATGAAAGAAGATGGACAAATAAAATAGGATTCCCCACCGTACAAAGTCAGGAATCCTAAAAACAACACTGTTAATGCTATTTATGTGCCTATTATACGGCACGGAAAGGAAAAATGCAATGAAAAAAACAATACTGATGTATGAAAGTGACAAGGAGAACCACATTGGCACAACTAAGGCTGAAGGAGAGTTATTAGAACTTATAGCTGGAGCAGGTACGATATTAATGAACGTATCTAAGATGGCAGCTAAAGCATTGGATGAGGAACCGGAAGATATGGTAACTAGCATTGCCTGTGCCACTCTTTATATACTCACCCATGAGAAGAAGGGAGAAGCCAATGAGTAAATTAACGAATGACGACAAGCACAAAGTTAGAAATTTCATGACAGCATCATTACCGGACCTGGAAAATATCTGTAAACACATCACTCAGTGTGGACTGGCTCCTGATAAGATCGTGAGCATTGCCATGACGGGAGATGGGTATATCAGCATTGATTTCCACGAATTTAGTGGAGCCAGTGTATATAGAGGAGATATCGGCGGACCCGTAAAGCTGAAATTTGAGGAAACAGAAACACTGGAAGCCCAGAGATAAGGGAGACGAAGATGTATCAGTATAGATGTTATGGATGCGGCGGGATGTGCGATGCCGGAGAACTGGAGAACGGTGTCTGCTATGACTGCCGTCAGGAAGATCTCCGTCGGATGGAAGCCCGTAGCTTGCAGAAAAGGAAGGAGCTTAATCAGCTGATCCGGGCGAGATATACGGAACAGGCTGACGGGCAGATGGTGATGGTACATGGGTGATGTGACGGAACAGGAACTGGTGGAGCTTGGTCTCCACCGGGAGAACCTTTATAAGAGACAGCGTAAAGCATATGAAAGTGAGGAACAGAATGATAGAGAAAATCGAACAGTTGTTACTGAGTACGGATCGGCATGGGATATGTGATCTGATCGCACACATGGAAATGGAAGGTTTTTTCGAAGCACCTTGCAGCGGATCAAAGCATTTAAGTAAGGTTGGTGGACTGGCAGAACACAGTCTGAATGTGTATGAGATCATGAATAGACTGAATAAGACTCTGGATACCAGATATACGGATGACACCATTATCTTATGTGCTATCCTGCATGATCTCGGGAAGATGGGAGACCACGGTAAGCCTAACTATGTGCCGTACATTTTGAAGAGCGGGAAGCAGTCGGATGCTACTCCATATAAAACAAATCCTGATCTGCCGTACGTGGATCATGAAATTCGTTCGGTGACCATTGCAAGAATGTATATTCCTCTTACGGAAGAGGAAGAACAGGCTATTCTGTGGCATAACGGATTGTACGGCATTTTCAAGTATGAAATCTCCGGCAAAGAGACACCGCTGTATCTGCTGTTACATATGGCGGATATGTGGGCAAGCAGAGTAGTAGAAAAGGAGGACAACACGGATGAAACAGTTTAGAGCACTGACAGCTGATGATATTGAATGCCGTGTGTCAACGGTATCGGATAAGGGATGCAGTTTATTACTCTATAAAGATGCCAGGTGCGACATGAAGATTCTGGACGAGACCGTGGGACCGGAGAACTGGAAGAGATCACATGAACTGATCAACGGAAATTTGTTCTGCAATGTGTCTCTCTGGGATGAAGGTAAGAAAGAATGGGTGACCAAGCAGGATGTCGGTACGGAATCTTACACAGAGAAAGAGAAGGGACAGGCTTCGGACGCATTTAAGCGTGCCTGTTTTAACTGGGGGATTGGCAGAGAGCTTTATACTGCACCATTTATTTGGATCAAGTCAGAAAACGTTACACTGACTCAGAAGAACGGCAAATCCACCACATACGATAAATTCAGAGTTACTCAGATAATTGTTATTAATGGTGAGATTAAAGCCCTTGCAATAAAAAATGATTCCCTTGGGAAAATGGTTTTTTCCTATGATGTAAGATCTGCAGAGGAGAAAGGAAAGAAGTAATGGAATTTACCGGGAAAGTGGCTGGAATCACAATGGATTTCATGTCGGGCAAATATAACATATCGTTTCAAGTGGACTCAGCCGATGCCGTGACCAGCCAGTTTGACGGTATCAAGGATGCGGAGAAGCTGACCATTACTGCTGTTAAATTCCGTCAGAAGCGATCACTGGATGCGAATGCATATTACTGGCAGTTGATCACAAAGCTGTCAGAAGCAATGCATATCTCCAAGGGACGGATGCACAACATGATTCTGAGGAAGTACGGACAGAGGGAATACATCGAGGGAAAGCTTGTCACTCTAACACTCCCGGACACGGACAAGGCAGAGAACACGGCATTAGAAGCTGAGACTTACCATATCGGTCCGACATCACAAGTGCGTGAAGGCAAGGACGGAACCATGTATCGCACATATGTCATGTACCGTGGCTCTCACGATTACGACACCAGGGAGATGAGCGAACTTATCAATGGACTGGTATCCGAATGTAAGGAAGTTGGAATTGAAACCCTTACACCAGCGGAACTGGACGAGATGATGAAAGCGTGGAAGTCATGAAGAAGTGTTGGAGTGTTCTGACGGATGATATGGGATCCTGCTATATCACCCATTTGGGAGTAGTCCATATCCACCATGTGTTTAACGGCAGCCGAAAGAAAGCCAGTGAAGAAAGAGGATTTCTTGTCCCTTTACATCCGACCTTGCATACATACGGACCGGACAGTGTGCACATGAAACCGAATCAAGGACTTGACCTGAGATTGAAGCAGGAATGCCAGCGGTATTATGAGGAGCATTACGGCACCCGTGATGAGTTTATAAAAGAATTTGGAAGGTCTTACCTATAAGGTTGCAACACCTGTCCTGCGGGGCGAAAGAAACCGTTCATGTAGTGGTGTCTCACAAACAGCCATTATTAGTGTCAGGGCGGACGGTGATCCGCCCGGGAGGTGGTCTATATACTGATTGAGAATTACATACCTTTTGGCTATGCAAACAGAATATCAAGACAAAAACTTGTATCAGATACAAACATGAGTGACCGGAAAATCCGCCAGGAATTGGAAGATGCGCTACTGCTCAGAGGAACATTGGTTATAAATATTGACAACGGATATTTCCAGCCGGATGGCAGCATGGAAGACCGGCAGAGGGCAAAGGAATATCTGTTCCGGGAGCAGGCAAGGACAAGCAGTTGCAATAAGCGTTGCAAGGCTATACGGCAGTGTCTGACACCAAAGGTCGAGGATACCGGGCAGATGTCACTCAAAGAATTTGGAATAGGGTAGAAAGAAGGTGAAATGATTGGCTGGCAGACAAAACAAAGTAGGACTTGACTACTTTGAATTGGATTGCCACATGGATGAAAAGGTTAGATTGGTACAGGCAGAATATGGACTGAAAGGCTTTGCAGTATTCGTCAAAATCCTCCAGGAGATCTACGGAGGATATGGTTATTACTGTGAATGGACTCAAGACCGGGAGCTTTTATTTGCGTCAGAAAATGGTTTAAGTAACGGCTCTTTACAATTACTTAAGGATATCGTGTCTGCCTGTATCCGAAGGAACATTTTTTCAGAGAGACTTTTTACAGAGTACGGTATTCTTACGTCCTCCGGGGTGCAGAAGCAATACCTGAAAGCTACAGTCAAGCGTGAAGTCGTAGAGCTGAAAAAAGAGTACCTTTTAATTTCTATACCCGAAAATACTAAAAATGTGGTAATAAATTCAATTTCTTCCGGAAGAAATGTAATTTCTGACACCGGAAATGCACAGAGAAGAGAAGAGAAGAGTAGAGAAGATATAAAAGAATATGCTGGCGCATATAAAAAACACTTTGTGCCACCGACTGTTGAAGAAGTGAAGGCTTATTGCCTGGAACGTAATAACAAAGTGGATCCACAGAAATTTGTTGATTTTTATGAATGTAAAGGTTGGATGGTTGGGAAAAACCGCATGAAGGATTGGAAAGCAGCGGTAAGGACCTGGGAGAAATCCAGTAGGCAGAGCAGAGAGGCACCAGCGCAGAATAAGTACGATGCCAACAAAGGGATGATGACATCGAACTACGGAGATATGTCAGAGTTTGAAAAAGCCATGTTGGCAAATTGAAGGGAGAACGATGAGCAATCAAAATTATCGAAAGGCAATGGCCATTGAAGCTAAGAACAAGAAACGAATATTGGAGGTCAATCCCAACGTTGATGATGGCAGTGGGATATACGTTCTGACCCGGACAGACGAGGACGGAATCCGGTATGCGTACATAGGGCAGGCTAAACATCTGCTGACAAGACTGGCACAACACCTCTCAGGATATCAGCACATAGACCTGTCACTGAGAAAGCACGGACTGTATGCTGTGGACAACATATACGGGTGGCGGATTGGATTCCTGAACTATCCCATTGATCAGCTTGACGAGATGGAGCAGAAATATATCCGGCAATATGCCCAGTCTGGTTACCAACTTAGGAATAAAACAGCCGGCGGTCAGGGCGAGGGCAAGAAGCAGATTGATGACTACCGTCCCTCTAAAGGTTATAGGGACGGCATAGAGCAGGGTAAACGGATGTTGGCGAGGGAATTACTGTCTATCGCAGAAAAGCACCTTAAAATCGATCTGAGAGAGGATAAGAGGGGGAATAAGATCTCCCAAAGGCAATACGAGAAATTCATGGCACTGATCCATGTGGAGGGCAATGATGAAAGCGTACATGATAGTGACGAATGATGAATTTGAACTGCCGGTGAAGATGGATATCTTTGGGGCAAAGGCCGCGGCTGATTATCTTGGGATCCCGGAACAAACGCTGCGGACATGTCTGCATAGGGATTCGTGGTGCCGGAAAACGCATAGGTATAAGGCTGTGGTTGATGAAGATGCCACGATAAGGCTCCGGGCAGAGCGCAAGGAAGAAATGGATGCACATTGGAAATATAAGCGTGCATTTGACCCTGCATACCGCGAGAGAAGACATAAATACGACAGAGAAAGGTGGATAAAGAAACGTGAGCAGAGGATTTCACAGTGAGGATGAATTGCGGGAGATGGAAGAACATCCAGGAGAGATGCCAAGGCATATCGGACGAACGAAGCCGTATGACTGCAGCTATCCTCAATTTGCAAAGAGACCGAGGATCAAGGAAAGGAGCAAGGATGGAGAGACTGACATTTGTGACGGAAGACGGTGAGGTATTATTTCATCCAGAGGATTTGCCGGATGATGAGGGTGTGACAATTACACAGCTTGCGGTAGCCAGACGGTTTTGCGCATTAGAGACTATTGCAGAAAGACTTGCCAACAGGGAACAAGCCGAGGAGCAGGGATTGATTTTGCGGTTGCCGTGCAATGAGGTCTGGTTCATCTGTGATAAAGGTACAAAATACGCAACCGTAATGAGCAAAAGTATTAATGGTTTAACAGTCTATGAAATTAGAAAAATAGATAAAGATGGAAGATATTGGTCATCCAAGAAAAAAGCTGAAGCCAAGTTGGCAGAAATGGAGTGTGTGGAATGAAGAGAGAAGAAGCTATTTACTGCTTAAAGGCTCAGAGTGAACGGTACTCAGAGGTTTGTGAAGAATGTCCTCTGTACGGACAAACTGGAGTGGATCATTGCTGTGAGGATGTATTACAGATGGCAATCACCGCATTGCAGAATCAGCCGGTGTGGATTCCAGTAAGCGAGAGACTGCCGGAAGAATATGGAAGCTATCTTGTGGCATGGAGAAGTGTTCTACAAAGTAAGGAAATGGTGGAAAAATTAACAGGTGGATTACCACATTTTTTTGAAATACTGGAATATGATCCGGATGATGAATCTGGATGGATTGAAAGTATTGAGCAGGCAACGGGTGAATATGAAATTTTAGCTTGGATGCCACTGCCGGAGCCGTACCGGGAAAATGAGGAAGAGAATGGCAAATAGGAACACACTGCATAGCAACAAATTGGATGCTTTTCGCAAATGGCTTATCAAAACCGGATGGACGATTGAAGAACCGAAAGGTATATGGGAAGTATTAAGAGCGAAAAAGGCAGGAAGACAGAATCCCTTGATTGTCTATCAAAAAATGAACAAAGAGCATTTAAGCGTGCTGGACAGAGATATTGATGTCATCAAGAGATTTTTGCAAGAAAAGTAGGTGGAAGATGGTGAAATGTAATAACTGCAAGAATTTAGAAACAAAGGATAACGGGTTTGATGCGTACTCATGGTGTGAGAAAATTAACGACTGTCCGCAGGAAGATATCGAAAGAAACTGTGATTTCTACGTACCCATGACCAACGCAGACCGTATCAGAAGCATGACGGACGAAGAACTGGCAGATTTTATTATCAATTTTGACAACCGTTTTGGTGAGGAATATGAGGGAGAACAGAGTTGTCTGTCATGGTTACAAAAAGAAAGCGAGGAACAATAATGAAGACAGTAACGATCGAACTTATTGACGGATATTTTATCGAGGTGGACGAACTGAACCACACTCTTAAGCAGAGATACCAGGGAGAGACCAAGGATGGCGAGAAAAAGTCTGCGGAAAGAACCATAGGATATTATCCCAGTGTCAGAGCGTGCGTGGAACGCATTGTAAAGCTTATTCCATTGGATGAAAACGATGGCAAGGTAATTTCTATGCGAGAGTATGTTGACGAGGTTGAAAAAGCCTTTAAGAGAGTTTCGGAGTTGAAGTTGTAGGAGGAATGAGGATGTAGGATAGATATTTATTCCGTGGAAAGCGGATTGATAACGGAGAGTGGGTTATTGGAAATTGTATTGATGATGGTGTAACAGGGCAAGTATTTATTCATACAGTTGGTAACTCGGTAAATGAGAGTGATAAGGTCGGAGAAGAAGGATGTTTGCAGTTTGTGGCATTTGAGGTAGCACCATCCACAATCTGCCGGTGTACCAGACTTAAGGACAAGAACGGCAATCTGATTTGGGAGAATGATATTGTAAATGGCAGTATTAAGCGTGGAGCGGCATTTTACAGATGTTTGGTTCTGTGGAATGAGTGCAAGGCAAGATTTGATGTGAGAGCTCAGTGCTGCAATTTCCCAATGACACTTGATGAGTGCACAGATGATATTTCTATGAGTGGTTTTGATTATGAGGTTCTCGGTAACAAGTTTGACAATCAGGAACTGTTGGAGGAGTAATATGGCGACATGCAAACGCAAAAATCGTAATTGTCGGTATGAGTATAATCAAAATTCTTACCAGTGCAAGAAATGTATTGAGGAAAAATTAAATCAATATCCGATTACTTGTGAAGATTGTCATTACGGTGGTTGGGGAATATGCAATAAAAGAGGTAGGCTGTTTAGGTTGTCCGCTTGCTAGAAAGTCGCAGAGGGAGCGTGAGATGCACGATTATCCAAAGTACAGACAAGCTTATATCCATGCTTTTGACAAAATGTTGAAAGAAAGGAAAGCTAAAGGAAAGCCAGTACAGTGGACTTGCGGAGAAGAGGTTTACCACTGGTGGATGCAGGACACGAATGTTTTTGGTCAAATGCAGTTATCGGATTTTATGGAGTTAGAAAATGGTTAGATTAAAAGTAAGAAAGGAATAACGAATGCCCGGTAAACCGGGTTGGTGCGCAGTGAATAGGGGTGTCGTACCGAAAAATTACAACACCGTGGCTATAAGGCTTATTGATAAGCGTATGAAGAGCAAACGAATGGTGATCCACGATACAGCATTTGTAGCGTGGTGTTATGGCGGAAAAGCTAAAGGTGTGTTGGATCAGTGCAGGAGTATCATCCTTTATGGCAGGATACCTTGCAGGAGATATTGATAAGTGGATTTACATAGACATTGCAGACCAGCATGAGGATAGCATGAGATTTATCAGAGATTGCGAACGGGCAATCGGAAAAGAAATTGAAGTACTTAGATCTACGGAATATGGATGTGTTGAAGATTGTGTCCGGGCGTTCGGAGGATTCCGCAGCGCAGGTAACGGATTTGCTCCATGTACGAACTGGTTGAAAAAGCGGGTCCGTAAGCAGTGGGAGCAGGAACACAAGCAATATGACCTGACTTATGTGTGGGGATTTGACCTGAAAGAGCGGAACCGGGCGGAGCGGACGGTAGAATCTAATCCACAAGCGGAGCATGAATTTCCGTTGATTGACCGGAATCTGTCAAAGGAAGAGGTTCACGGACTGTTTGAGCGAACGTTCGATTTTCCCCGACCGAAGATGTATGACATGGGATATCCGAACAATAACTGCATCGGATGTGTCAAGGGTGGTATGGGGTATTGGAACAGGATCCGCAAGGACTTCCCGGAAGTGTTTGAGAGCCGGGCACAGCTAGAACGACTGGTTGGGTATTCCATTTTGAAAGAGAGTGACGGGACGCCGTTATATCTCGATGGACTGGATCCCAACCGTGGAGACATGAACACAGAAATATTCCCGGATTGTGGAATCATGTGCTATTTAGCACAGAAATGATAGGAGGGTAACAAAATGAATAACAATGTATGTTGCGAAGAAAAAACCGCAAAAGTAATGTGTGTTGCTGATTATGAGAAAGAAATCACAGAGTGTTTGGCTGAAACAAGAGAAATATTATCGTCTATTTATGGCACCATTACATCTGTTAACAACAGTGGTGAAGATATAGGAACACCTGTTAGCCTCGTGGAGAATGTAATTGCAAATAAGGAGCTGGCAACACAGATTCGTTCCATTGCCAATGACATTAACAGAGTACTGTTTAATCAATAATACAGAGAAAGGAGCCGAGACTCTGGCCAGAGTGAAGCATATGCGGTCTCCTTGAAAAAAATGAAAAAATTAAAATGTGAGATTTACAGAGATTCAATGCAGAATTACAAGAAATACGCCATACCTCCGGCACAGCTTATCATTGCCGATGTTCCGTATAATGTCGGCAAGAACTTCTACGGAAGTAACCCTATGTGGTACAACGGCGGGGACAACAAGAACGGTGAGAGCAAGCTGGCAGGCAAGGCGGCATTCAATTCAGATTTCAACTTCAATCTGTATGAGTATTTCCATTTCTGTTCAAAGATGCTGAAAAAGGAAGATAAAAAGAGTGTTACCAGGGGAAGAAGCAGCAACAGCCCTTGCATGATCGTGTTCTGCTCTTTTGAACAGATGCCTACGCTGATCGATGCCGCCTATAAACATGGATTTATCCATTACATACCGTTGGTATTTGTTAAAAATTACAGCCCGCAGGTACTTAAGGCAAATATGCGTGTGGTTGGTGCTACTGAATATGCTCTTGTGTTCTACCGTGACAAGCTGCCGAAGTTCCGTAACGGTGCCAAGGTTGACGAGGAAGGAAAGACGATCCGTGGCACAGGGAAAATGATTTTTAACTGGTTCAGCTGGGAGAAAGACGGAAAAGATGTACCGAAAATCCATCCAGCGCAGAAGCCGGTAGCGGTGCTGAAAAAACTGATAGAGATTTTTACAGATCCCGGTGATGTAGTGATTGATCCTTGCTGCGGAAGTGGCAGTACCTTAAGAGCAGCCGCAGAGATCTGGAGAAATGCTTTCGGCTTTGAGATTGATCGTAACTTTTATCAGAGAGCCAAAAATGAAATGATTGTCTTTGAAAGAGATAATCAGATTAGTTTTGAGGATATTCCGGGGGTGATGCCGTAATGGATTTTGGATATTACAACATGGATTGCATGGATGGGATGAAAGAGTTCCCGGATGATTACTTTGACCTTGCGATTGTAGATCCACCGTATGGAATCGGAGAAAACGGGGATAAGAACCATACAAGGTGTTTATTAGCAAAAGCAAAAAATTACAAGGCTTTTAGCGGAATGGATAAAGAAGCACCAAACACAGATTATTTCAATGAACTTTTTAGAGTTTCAAAGAATCAGATTATTTGGGGGGCAAATCATTTTATAAGCAAAATGCCGCTTGATAGTAGTTGCTGGATTGTTTGGGATAAAGATAATGGCAATAATGATTTTGCTGATTGTGAACTTGCATGGACTTCATTCAGTACTGCAGTAAGGAAAATTAAATATAAATGGAACGGAATGCTTCAACAAAATATGAAACATAAAGAAAACCGCATCCATCCTACACAAAAACCAGTGGCACTATATGAATGGCTTCTGAACCGCTATGCAAAGCCCGGAGACATTATCCTTGACACTCATGTAGGCAGTGCCAGCAGCTTGATAGCCTGTTACAGAACCAACCATCCATATGTTGGGTTTGAACTGGACAAGTACTATTACGATTTATCCAAAAAGAGATTAGATGCAGAAATGGCACAAATGCGATTATCTGATATTATGCCGGAGGTGATGCCATGATTAATGGAGAACTAATCGTTGACAACTTTGCTGGCGGCGGGGGCGCGTCCACCGGAATAGAGATGGCAACCGGATACAGTGTGGATATTGCCATTAACCACGATCCGGAAGCTATCCGGATGCACAAAGCGAATCACCCATACACGAAGCACTATTGTGAGGATGTGTGGCAGGTAAATCCGGTGGAAGCCTGCAATGGGCATCCGGTAGGTCTTGCCTGGTTCTCGCCGGACTGTAAACACTTTTCTAAAGCTAAGGGTGGGAAACCCAAGGACAAATTTATCCGCGGTCTTGCATGGGTAGCCTGCAGGTGGGCGGGGCTTGTCAGACCGAGGGTTATCATGTTGGAGAACGTGGAAGAGTTTAAGACCTGGGGACCACTAAACAGAGGGCATCATCCCATTAAGAGCAAGCAGGGCAAGACATTTGAACGGTTTGTCCAGCAGCTTACAGATCTGGGATACAAAGTGGAATTTCGTGAACTGATTGCCGCCGACTACGGCGCACCTACCATGAGAAAGAGATTTTTTATGATCGCGCGGTGTGATGGCAAGCCGATTGTCTGGCCGGAGCCGACACATGCACCGGCGGACAGCGAGGCGGTTAAGGCTGGTCTTTTAAAACCGTATGTGGGTGCATACACACAGTTGGATTTCTCATTGCCGTGCCCCAGCATCTTTGACACCTCGGAAGAGATCAAAGAGAAATACGGCATCCGAGCGGTACGACCACTGGCACCTAAAACGATGGAGCGGATTGCACGTGGAATCAAGAAATTTGTTGTAGATAATGCAGATCCGTTCCTTATTGAAATAGGGTATGGCGAATCAAAAGGGCAAAAGAATCCGAGAGCATACAGCATTGAGAAGCCTTTGCATACCATTGTAGCAAAAGATAAGAATTTCTTGGTTGCTCCGATACTCACACAATACCATTCTTATGAGAAAGACGGAGTGAGAGGTCAAAGTACAGAAGATCCTATTATGACAGTGGATGGTTCCAACCGGTATGGACTGGTTACCTCATTCCTGCACAAGTACTATGACGGCGGTTACAAGGGAGCAGGAGAGAGTATGGAGAAGCCATTGCCGACAGTTACCTCATGGGATCATAACAGCGTGGTGACGGCAAACCTGATCCAGATGAATAATCACTGCGACGGCCGGGACGTAAGAGACCCAATACCTACAATCACAGCAGGTGACGGACATTTTGGAGAGGTCAGAGCCTTTTTGATTAAGTATTACGGGCAAGGTACCGGGCAGGATATCAAAGAACCGCTGGACACGGTTACAGCGCAGGATAGATTCGGATTGGTGACAATTGAGGGCGTGGATTATCAGATTGTGGACATAGGACTGCGGATGTTGGAGCCGCGGGAACTGTACGGATGCCAGGGATTTCCGGACGATTACATAATCGACCATGATTACACCGGAAAGACCTATCCGAGAAGTGAACAGGTCCGTAGATGTGGCAATGCGGTATGCCCACCGATTCCCGCGGCACTGGTTAGAACCAATCTGCCGGAGCTATGCGTGGCAGAGCGTACACCGAACATGCAGATCAAAGCAGAGCAGACCGGTCAGCTCCGGTTTGCATAGGAGGATATATGGGAAAGAGACATTTAACACCGGCAGAGATCAAAGAGCAGTGCAAGCGGATCGCCCGGGAAAGCCGTATGGCTGACCGGACACCCTGGACCGCTATGGGAATCATCTGCAGCTATGTGATCATGCGCCGGGAGGGATTCAAGGGGCAGCGGATCTCCCGGCTGGCGAATAAGGTAAATGAAATGGAAGCGGACTGGTCCGCGGGCAAGATCGACCTGAAGGAGATTAGCCAGCGCCTGATGGATAAGGCTGGATGGTCCATTGAGTATAAAGCCTATACCGAGGATGACATCACCGCCCGCAAGGGATCCTATCAGTACTGGCTGGATAGGCAACAGATCGGACCACAGAACATCATCAATGAGCAGGCTACAAGGTATATGCTGTTTTTCTTCACGGCGCTGATGGACGAATATGGATTCGGCAAAGACCGGCTGACCCGGGTCGAAGAATACATAATGATCTGATTATTGCCACGAAGAATAGGTAAAAGAAAGGAGATAGGAATGGCGAGACCGAAGAAAGAGGACGGTAAGAAGAACATGCGAAAGGATATCAGCATGGATCCGGAGCAGTACGAGAGATTAATTGATTACTGCCGGCAGCAGGACAGGCCTATCTCCTGGGTGATCCGGCAGGCGCTGGATGTATATTTATCGGAGGTGGAATATGAGAAGAATACGGCTTGTTAAGGTATTAGCACCGGAGAGCGTGGCAAGAACGTATGACAGTGCAGGAAACAGAGTAGACGAAGATTTCCGCTGTGTGGAATGCGGCATGGGAGTTGCCCGGGAATATGCCTGCTGTCCTTACTGCAAATGTGAACTTGACTGGGACAGGGTTATAAGTTCTTCTGATTGCGCATTTCGGAAATTGTTTGGTTGATTATTTGTGTAATTATGTGTAACGTTACACAACAAAACTGAAATTTAACCTAAAAAATATATATGTAAGAAAAAGTTGAAAAAATAAAAATATTTTTCAAAAAAATGCTTTTCTTTACGGTTTTTTTTGACATATCCATATGTAAGACAAATCTGCTTAAAAAAATATGCAAAGGAGAGCAAAATAATGAAAGAGTGGAGTGTAGTATTATTTGGACATGAGTATTTAATGGCAGCAAGATCTTACGCGGAAGCTGTGAGACAGGTGTGGGAGCTTTTTGACGAGTGTGGAATTGATCCGGAGAAAGATTGCCTGGCAGGAGCAGATGCGGGACCGATTTACGACGCACCTGATTCGGACGATGATGATTTCTTGCCGCCATTCGATACCAGTAATCCGGATTTCCACTGGTTTTAGTAGTACTCTATATACTACGGTATTTCTGGGAGTGTCGTACATATCTGTGCGGCATTCCCGGAATCCATCTGGACAGTGAAAGGAGTGATAGAAAAAGGAAAAATGTTAAAAGTGTAATAAGTATCATAATACACCGTTTGAAATTCCAGCTGCAGAAGGACTGCAATCGTTACATAAAAACAGCGGTAGACCATCCGACCAAAGATATCATCTACCGCTCAACTGCTTA